CCCCGTACCATGCGTTCGAGTTAGCCTTCATCTGTGCTACAATAGTATTTGCCGCCTGAGTATCATATGAACCAGATGAACTTGACGTGTTCGATCCCAAGCCTGAGCCGGATCTCCCGACTACCAAGTTCTCATTGTTTGAAGAATCCTCTATCTGATTATTCACAGACTTCAGAGCCTTTTCGTATTTGTAATTATATTCATCCAATGCGTCGGATGCGTTTTTCCATGCCTCAACAATAGTACTGTTAAGGTCGCTTCCGTATTCCTCGTTCCAGCTTAAGAGCTGATCGAGCAAATCCGAGCCTTCGGATTTAATTCTGGCAATAGCCAAATCGTAAAGCTTTTGATAAGATGATATGCTGTTTTCCAGAGTTTCTATCTCATCATTCTTTTCTTCCTCATACGCCTCCGCCATCTTATCGAGGGACTCGGTCGTCTTTTCATAGGCATAGTCCGCCTGATAATCGCTAAGGTCTGTCTGAAGCTCAGAAAGCTCCTCCTCCAAGGATTTCTTTTCCGCCTGCGCCTCGCGGCTGTCGTCAAGCGAAAGCTGATTTATGCGCGACTGCGTTTCCGAAATCTCTTTAAGCTTGTCGGATACGCTCTTGTTGTAGTCGTCCTGTTCCCGTGTAACCTCAAGAGATTCCTTTTGCAGACTTATGATTTCCTTGTAATCCGAGATTTGCTCTTCAAGCGCGTCTATCTTGTTCTGCGTTTCCTGCTTTATCATATCTATTGTGTATTGCAGAATAGAGTCAAGAGCGTCTGCCGTGTCGTTCAAACCGTCAATAATGCTGTCGCTTGTCTTTCCGACACCCTGAGCCGCTGTGTCGCCCAATATCCTTATCGAGTTTATTCTTTGGTATGCCGCGTTAAATTCCTGCTCACTGAGTCCCACCGATGCAAGCTCCGCATATACCAAGTCCCATGTGGAGGTACTAAGCTCATCGGTCACATAAAGCAGATTAGTAAGCGTGTCAACATTGCCTTCAGCCCTTGCCATCCTGAGCTGCTCGATGTAGTTAAGGGCTGTCTCAACACCGACCTGTTGTATTCTTGTTTTAAGAACCTTCTTGATGCTGGTGTCGTTTATGACAAGCTGACCGTTCTCATCTTTGAGCATGGCAAGATATTCTACGCCAAGGTCTAATATGCTCTGATACGTGTCAACGCTTATAAATCCACTGTCTGCGTACTCATTCGCCGCATTATGCAGAGTGCTGTACACGCTGTCTATTTGGCTCAAAGCATCGCTTGCGGCTTCCATCATCTGCCTTGAGTTTTCGTACATCCTCTCAAGAGATTCGTTATAGCTTTCCTGATTCTCATAGTAAACCTTTTTCGACGATGACAGGAATGTTAGGAATAAATTCCAATCTCGCTGATATTCGTCCAAGGTTTGACTTGAGTACATACTCTTAGCCTCGGCAAGTTCCTGAGCGAATTGCCATGCCGCATCCTTCTTCTCCTGTGACCAATCCGATGTTGACTCGGTAAACTTATTCGCGTCGAATACGTTGTCGGTAAACCAATATTCATAGTTGCCGAAGTCCTGTAATTGTTCAGCCCATCCTTCTCTTACCTGCTGTCCGAGAGCCGCGCCCGCCTGTCTCGCCGGTACGTCAAGCTCGGTGAATCCGTCCACCATATCATATGCGGCTTGAGTTATCTCGCCGTCTCCGTCAAACAATGTATTCAAAAACTCCGAGGAGAAATTGGATGTTATGTCTGTGAAACGGTTCGATATATCATTCTCCCACAAAATCTTGTACTGAGAAAGCCAATTGATAAAGGATGTCGCCTCAGCTTTTTCTTCATCTGTGAAATATTTTATGGTCTCCTCAAGCGCAGACGTGTCAACCGTTCCGTCCGAATAGAACAACGACTCGTAGTCGCCAAGTTTTCCGCTGTCTATCAGCGATTGATAGTAAGAACGAACCTTTTGCCCCTGTTCTGCGGCATAGCCTTTTAAAGCCGCATTGCCGAGAGCGGATGAGCTTTCACTTTCGCCTCGTATGTAGCTTGCCGTTTGGCTCACCGCATCCATAATAGCCTTATAGTTCTTAGACTGCCTGTCGTATTCCATGCCCATAGACGCGTATATGTTGTGCAGTGAGTAAGGGTCTGATGTCATTTCCGCCATATGAGAGAGATTGGTTAAAGACCTCTGCGCTCGGCTGTTCGCCTCGCGGTATTGCGCCATCATGTTATCGAGAAGTGCGGTGAACGAGTCACCCATGCTTTCTATCGCATCCTGCCATTTGTCGGAAACATCATCTATCTTTGCGGAAACATCGCTCATTGCGCTGATTATTTCGCTCAGCACTTCATTTCCCGCGCCGCCTGCAGCCTTTTCCCAATACAAATTCTGAAGTGCTTCATATTGCTTTGTGTACTCTGCGGCGGCATTATTGTACAGGTCAAGCTGCATTGTGAGTGTCTCACTCATGTCCTGAAGCTTACGGGAGCCTTCGATTGTTTCGGCGGCATCAATATCCCCGTACTTCTCCGCTTGAGCCTGAGTGTTAATCATGCTGTCTCGGTTCGAGACATACGTCATGTAGTCGTTAATTACATCGCGGGAATATGTAGAAGGGTTCTTGACTATCTCCGCAATCTCATCGGTTATGGTTTTTTCCTTTGCCTTAACGGCAACAGTCGCACTTTCTGTGGCAGATGTGTTTGCGTCAACGGCGATAGCCAGCTCAGACAAACTACCAAGACTTCCGCTCGCAATTTGCTGATAGTATTCCTCCGCTTTGGTCATGCGTTTTTGTCTCGCCGAGCCATCGGAACGTTCGTAAAGCTTATCCCATAAAGCTGCGGCATCCGAAGCGCTTAGAGAACTATTGGTTAATATCGTATCCCAGACGTTATATTTGGAATTGCTTCCCATGCCGGAGTTTTTATATCTTCCTTCGGCTAAGACAGTATCTATTTGTTTTCTCCAGTCGCCGCCTGCGACAATGCCGCTCCATCCCGGGATACGCTCATCATCAAGCTGGAATAAACCCCATCTGTTTACTTGTCTGCCGCTCCCGCTGCCGTACGCTTCGGTGGTTTTGCTTTGCGTGTTAAACCCTGACTCCGCGTATATATTACCAAGTATTGCCGCTATGCCCTGATCCGTCACCTCGGGGTATTGCTCTCTTATGTATTTTGCTATGTCCATGGGGTCAACGGTTGTCCCCCTTGCATATTTCTGTATTGTGTGTCCGTCTATATTAGAACCCGTGTATGACAGTACCTCTTCCGTATCGTCGTTGGGGAGTATCTGTGTTCTTGCCGGCAGGTCAACTATTTCCGCTCCGTGCTTGCCGAGTATAACAACCTGTCCGCTGGGCAGTATTGCAAGCTCTCTGCCCTTTTCTCCGACAAGCGCACTGCCTCCCGCCGTTCCGGAAGTCCCCTTTTCGTAGCGGGGGAGAGAGGATGTGATTCCGTATCCTGCGATGTAGTTTTCACTCAGCGGTCTATTCCTTCGCATAAGCGAATCGTGGTTTGTATTGCCTTCAATGGTATGTACAACGCCGTTCGCCTTATCAAATGATTCGACAATACCAATATGTGTGAGTGAGCCTATCGAAGCATTACCGCCTTTTTTGGAATTGCTGAAATAAATGAAGTCGCCGGGCTTAGGGTCATATTCATCAGATCTCCTATACAAGCCCATAGAGGACATTGAAGATGCGCCGTTTATAACAGACCTTTGACGGGGTGCGTTTATTCCCGCCGCCTTTGCGCAGTAATCAACGAAGTCTCCGCACCACTCTTCTATCCCTCCGCCCATTGTTCTGCTGTACTTGTTGTCATCGCCGAGGTGACCGCCGTTGCTGTTTACCTCGTTTTGCGCCGCAGCCACTATAGACGAAGCCGATGTCGTCCCGCCTGTCGGCGATTGAGTATCTGTTATTCCTGTGTCGCCACCGTACGAGACCTTCGCGCTAATATTCGCACCAGACACTGTTGTTTGGAGCGAGGCTATAATAGAGTTGCCCATGGATATGCCAAGATTCGAATACTCGGTCTTGCTGTATGTCGGTGCGCCAAGGGAGCTGTTTGTCACAACAGCGTCCGCACTGTTCATCATTTCGGGAATGATGCCGTTGTTTCCGACAAGCTGCTGCTCACGCGCCTGCCATGAATCGTTTCCGCTCATCTTTAAGCTTGCGGCTATGAGAGGCTGAGCCGAACATAGAGCATTCCAATCCTCGCTTGACAAATTCCAGATAGATGATATATATCCGCGTATCTGCTCGCTTAGGTTCTCCCACGAACTGCCGTCGTTGTTGATTGTGTCAACAATCATATTGTCTATGACATTCTGAAGGAAGTTTTCGCTTGTTCCAAACTCTTCCTCCGAAAGATTCATTTCGGTCATATAGCTGCTTATCTGCTCAGACAGCTTGCTCCAGCTTTCCTCGTCAAGAACAAACGCCCGCAGAGGATTGCTGTATATCATTTGAGCCCAGTCGTCCCGCGTAAATTCCGAGACTGCCCGACTTATCTCCTGCGCAAGGGAGCTTTTTATATTCTCGGCAAGCTCGCTGTAATTCGTAGCGTCTGTCAAATTAATGCTTTCGATTACCTGCGCATCCTGTGAGCCGCCTGCAGATGCGTTCTTATGCTGTCTTTCGGGCTTGTATTCCGAGCCGTCTAATGACGGGAGGAGAAAAGCGGTGCTAAACGCATTCTTTGAACCCGACATCGTTCTTTCGGTAATACTCTTTAGGTTTCTGTCGAGCAGTCGCTCGGTTTCCGTAACCTGGCTGTCGGTTATATCCGTCGCCTTGCTTACTATTTCCTTATAGCCCTTCTTTGCAGTTTCGGTGATGTTATCCTGATACTCCTGCCATTTGCTGCTTAAATCGGATATTTCATCGCTTGTTTCTTCGTAGCCGAGAGACCTGTAATACTCCGCCTCGGCGTGAATGGTTTCCTGCGCACGTCTGTATTCAGCGATAATTGTGTCGCTGTATTCTTTTGCTTTGGTAATATCTCCGCCGGATACAGCATTGTCAAGCAGAGTTTCGTTTTGCTTTACTATATTCTCGCTTGCGGATACCGCATCTTCGTATTGTTCGATACGCTTTTCTTTAATCTTGTCGTAGTAATTCCACCATTTGTCCTGAAGCTCCTGTATGGCGTCTGAATTGTCGTCTAACCCCTGAGCTCGATATTGCTTTTCCTGCTTACTCACGGCATCCATCATTTCGACATACTTGGAAACTATTGCATCGGGACTTGCATTTTGATGCTCAAGCATTTCGATTTCGTGTTCCATATCTCCGAGGGTGTCGTTGAACAGTTCCTTAGATTTGCTGTATACTTCCTCCTCGTACTTGTAGAACTCATCCAGTTCTATTTGCCCGGAGTTATACGCGTCTTTATATGCGCCTTTGAGCCAGTTAAGGTAAGTCTCTGCGCTTTCTTGTTCCATATTCAGCAGGTGCTGATGTTTCTTGTATTGCTTTTCAAATTCTGATTCTTCTTTTGTTTCGGATGATTTCTTCTTCGAGTCTTTAGAAGAATAGGTCATGGCAGTTTCTGTATTGAAAAATTTACCGGTTCCGCTCGAAAAGGCATTTCCTGTGACTAAAGCTCTGCCTCTTCTGTTCCCGCTTGTAATCTTGCCTTGTTTGAATATCTGCCTCGTTTGCTCGGCATTGAAGATGATGTCGTCCTTTTTATAATTGAAGAACTCCGCTCCGTTTGAGCCTATCGTAAAATATCTGCCATCCCTGACAACAAGTTCTTCTCCGAGTTCACCGCCCAAAGACATACCGGACTTCTTTGCGCCTCGGGTGCCTCCGCTATACGCCCCTCCGAGACCACCCCTAGAAGGAGACGGCGAGGGGGTAGGAGTAGAATTGGAAGCCGGTGACGATGCCGAGAAGCCGGTCTCAACTTCGTCTGTATTGTTCTTCCACTCTACCACACCCTGCGCGGTCTTTGGAATCTTTGCATATGCGTCAACTAAAGATGTATTATTATCCCATGTAACAGTACCTGATGCCTCAATTTCGGTTGATTTAAATTCACTTATTTTTGCTTCGTCGACACCGGCTTTGACCATAACCTCAGGAGTAAGTGCCTCTATGCTTGCCTTAATTGTGTCTGCGCTTGTGGCGTCTATGCTGAGAGCTGCTGCAATATCAGGATTCTTGTTCTGTAGTTCTTGTATTTTTGTTACAAGCGAATCAATCTTGCTTTGAGCATCGGTTGTGTCAAGCCCTATCGCCGCATTTAAATTTTGTTGGTTAATGGCTGTTTGAAATTGCTGCAATAAAGAAATTGCGTTTTCTGCATCGGTTTCCGGAGATGTCACGTCCACCTTCATTACCGCTGGTGCTTCCAGTTCCTGCTTCCTGCGTATCAATCCGGTTAAAACATCTATCGCTTCTTGTGCGCCCTCGGTGCTAATATTAATTGAGCCGTCCGCGTTTTTAAAATGTCCCAATACATTCTGAGCTTCTTCTATTTGCTCGTCAAGCTCAGTAACGCTGCTTGAGTTGAAATTAAAAGTAACCTCTGTTTCACCGAGTTCCTTAAGCTTCTCATTCGCGCTTGTGAGTTTATCTTCTGCTAAATCAAGATCGTCAAAGATGGATGTCAAATCTATCTTGAATCCATAGTTTGACAGCTTTCGCATTATCATTTGAACAGCATCAACGCTTACCCCAAGCTTATCAGCAATCGCCTGATCGTCGCCTTCTCCGAAGTTAATCTCCCAACTCCCGTCCGCGTTAAGGTGCGCCCATTCATCATTAAGCTTCGATACGTCTTTGAGGAAGTTATTGCATCCCTTCTGTCCTTCCGTGAAATATCTCGTCATCAAGGGATAGCCATTGTCATACGCTTTTACAATATCCTCTATGTCCCAATCCGATATATCAAAGTTGGTCATAAGCTGCACCGCAGACCTGAACTCATTCGTTCCGACGAGTCCCGCCTTATACAGTTCTTTAATATCCTCAAGCTTCGACTGTAAGTTGTCGTACATATCTCCTTCTTCGGGAGCAGACTGCGCGTCAACCCACTTTTTATAAGCGGATGTCAGCCCGTCATACTGCGCCGCCAAATCAGCCGTATCTTCTATTTGCTGTTTCAGAGTATGCTGCTCACTCATTAACGATGCGCGTTTTGTCTCATCGCTACACTCGGCTATTGATTTAGTAAGTTCGTTATATTTTTCTACCTGTTCATCTAACGCTGTTTGCAGATACACTCCGTTCAGTTTGTTGTATTCTGCCTCAAGCTCTCGCAGCGAATCAGCATTGAGGTGTATTCCGTTAACAGTTTTCTCAAATAATGCCGACGCATCAAAAACTTCCAGATTGCTGTACCTGTCCGTTATCTTTGAAATCATATCAGAAGTAAGCCCCGTAGAGGAGACCGATGATGATATAGCCTCATTAACAGTATCAAAGCCCGTTGTTTGAGCCGAGATGTCAAAGTTGATAGTACCCGCCGCAACATCTTGTATAGCCTTGACTTTTGTCTTAAGTTCGTCTAACGCGCTTGTATCGCCCTTTAATCTTTGAAGTTCATCATGCCACTGCTCCAAAGTCCACGTTGCGCTGTCAGTTTCGAAGCTCATGCTGTAGGCAATTGTTTTGTCGTTGTCAGACAGCTGGTCTATCCACTCACCGAACTCTTTTGCACTATCAATAGCGTCCTGAGATATAGCCCCATCCGTTCCTAAATAGTGCATGGCTATGCCGGTCTGCTGAGCGGTCTCTCCCACATCTGCTATGATGTTCTTTATCTCCTGTCCGGCGACCACCGTACCCCTGCTGTCTAATTCGAGCAAATCCTCAGTTGTCCAGTTTCCCTTGGTTCTTTCGAGTTCAGCGAAAAGAATTTCCATATAAGCATGAACCGCTTGCGAACTCAGAAGGACTGCGCCTTGGTCTGTTTGAAGCATAGGAGAGAAAGCAATCTCTACCGGGTTATCTTTATTTCCAAAAGTTTCACTCATGCCAAGCACAGTGGAAATATCACCCACATTCGGCATTCCCATATTCCATGACTTTATAGCGTCTTGGTAATCAATCCGATTGCCAATATCCCATTCGAGAGCCTGTCTGTTATTTAAATCTATATTTCCGAATTTGGTCTTATTCAAGAAGTTGTCAAGATTAAAATTCTTAACTCCTTCTTCCATCGCTAACTGAGCAGACTCCATTTCTGCCTTTTGAACGGCTCTCAATGTGCCGTAGCTCCGCTTAAGCTGTGTAATGTTTTCATCGTTATTTGTTTTTATACTTGCAGACCATTGCTTGTAATATGTTTCGTATTTTTCGAGGGAGCCGAGGTAATTGTCGATAGTAGATGTAATTTGATCATTGTTTAAGACCCCATCCTCAATTGCGCTGCGTATTGTTCTATCGTTAGCAATTGTGTCGATTAATTTATCCCGATAGTTGATATATTCATTAAAAGTGTGTACGTCTTCACCCTGACCAATCTCTTGCTGAGTAAGACTGTTCAGCAAGCCGGTCGCTGTACTAAGCTGGTGAGCATATTCGCTATCTTTACCGGCGAACTCTTTGCGGTCTTCTACGAGTTTATTCCATAAATTTGAATCAGTGTAACTATTATCCTCTAATATCTGAATAGCCTCATCCAACGCTTTTATTTGTTCTGATATAGAAAGATTTCCATTATATCGCAGACCAACTCGAGCTTTATCAAACAATTCCAGAGTGGGTTTAAGATACATATCTCCATACCCGTTAGAACTCCACGCCTCGTTTATCAGTTCCAATTGTTTATAATATTCTCGACCCTTTTGCGTCGTCGGCATAACCCGCTCGTCAAGATCTATCATGCGTATCTCTTTATATTCTTTATTAGCATCATCGATGCGCATTGAGTAACTATTATCTACGGATTTAGTGGAATCAAGGTATGCCTTTCTCGCATCTGTTACGCCCTGTTCGACCTCAGTCCCTTGTATCTCTCGCAGTTTTGCAAGTTGTTCATCAAGCTTGCCGTTTACTAAATCTAAGTTTCCCGCTTGCGCTCCTATCAAAGATACTATCTGACTTTGTATATCAGCTATTTCCGATCTCGTTGACGCGTCCTGCGTTTCACTCGACGCAAGCTGCTGATACTTTTCTATCAACGAGGATAAGTTGCTGACCTTCTCCGCTTGACTATCTGCTGCCTCTCTTGACTGTTGTGCTATTTCTTTAGCCTTTTCTGCTGCTTTTTCCTCTGCGTGTATCAGATTGTCGAGTCCTGTGACCATGCCTTGTATTGCAAGAGATATACCCCAAGAGATAAGCATATTAAAAGCAACATTCATAGCCGTGCTTAACACGGTAGTAGCAATTGCTGCGGCTTTGGATTTTATTGCCATTGCGCCCAGACTTGCCGCATATTCCTCCACGCTTGTATTACCTGCTTGTATCTCGGCAGCTACTCGCTGCATCTCTTCCGGAAGGTCTTGAATGTACGTACTCCACGGGGTATTCGTCATAGTCATAAGCCCGGTATCAGAAGTATTTGGAGTGACTTCCCGTCGTACCTCTCTTTGGAAGTTGGATAGAGCGGTAATGTTTGCCGCCTGATCAGCTGGTGCAAAATTAGCAAGTATCTTATCCACATCACGCCGACCTGCATTTCCTATCAGAGCAATTGCTTCTTTCAAGCTGCTTGCGTTCTTAATCGAAGTAATCACATTCCCGAACGACTGAAAATTACTTTTGGCTTGTTCAAGACTCTTTCCGAAAATCTGAAGCTGTCCGTTTGCTTGAGAAAATATTCCGAAGTTTTTCCCGAATAACCTCAAAGCTGTCGTAAGAACTCCTATTGTCGTCGGCAGCGGACCCATAGTACTTGCCAATTTTTCAAACGTATTCGCAAGCCCCGTCAATCCCGTTACCGCGTTGCCTATAAAATCCGACGAAATAAACGCCTGCGATAAATCCTGCCACGAAGCCTTCAGCACATTTATCTTACCTTGTATTGAGTCCAGCACCTTGTCATTTTCCGCAAGTGCTGACCCTTCAGAATCTGCGGCAGTATTCATCGCATCCTCTGCTATCTGAAAATTCTCAAGCAGCGCCGCAACGATATTCGAGTTTCTCTTACCGCCGATTTTCTCAAGTATATTAGCCTGTGTAATATTGGTCAGCTCATCCCAGACCTGAGACAACTCTTTAAGAATTTGGTAGGTGCTCTTATATGTATCTTCGTCTAATTGTATATCAACCTTGCCGTTTGTCAAAGTGAGGAACTCGTCTCTCAACTTTGATACGCTCTCAGCCATTCCATCGGTAGACTCTCCCGCTTCTTCCGCATCGGTCTTAGCCGCGCGTAAATACATAGACACCGTCTTCAGTGTCGTGCCGACTTTATCCGGATCTTGCACGACTGTATTGGCTGCGGTTACAAGTCCGATTGTTTCATCAAGTGTATTGCCTGCCGCCTGCATCGCAGCCGCTGAACGCATAAGCGCGTCGCCGACTCCTCCTGACGATATAGCATACTTATTGCCTATCTCATTAAAGCGATCGACTATCGTCATAACATCTTCTGCTTCTATTCCGAATGCCTGCATGGTAGATATTACGCTCGATGACGCATCGCCGATACTCTTTATGTCGTCTCCTACGTTTTTATATACAATAGATGCGTCTGCTAACTTCGCCGCGTCGTCAATGCCGTAACCAAGCCTTGCGAAATCAGATGTTGCCGATACGGTATCTATAAGCGACGCTCCATACTTCTTAGCTCGATCTGACGCACTGGTTAAGAATTTATCGTATGTTGCCTCGGATGCGTCTGTAACTTTTCTGAGTTCGGTCATCGCCGAGTCAAGCTCTATCACGTTCGTGGTCATTTGCTTAATTGCGTTTATGCCCTGCATGATAGCCTGAGTTATACTGAACCATGTGCTGAATTGACCGCTGAGGGAGCGTATTCTTTCACCCCAAGTTGAAGTCGCCTCGCCCGCTCCTTTTATAGCTGTTGTAGCTGTCGTTACGTCTGCTTTTATTTCGGCGAAACGTTTTCTAAACGCCTCGTTAGTCACGTTGCCATTAGCCACGTCGTCTCGAAGAGTCTCAAGCCACCCGATAGACTGCGTAAGCTGCTCATAAGACGCAGCACTTCTTCCATTTTTCGCGGCAGTCCACTTTTCTTGGTTGCTTCTAACTTTTGCGAGCAGAGTGTTTATTTCTCTCAGCGCATTCATATATTGTGCAGTTCCCTTTGCGAGATTGTTAGAAGCCGCAGGCATCGCCTCGCCGAGGCGTTGTATTTCCGAAAAGGCTAATCTTGCCTCGGAAGATATTCTTCCAAACCCTTCGTTAAATTCAGCTCCGGTTAATGTTCCGCTTTCAAGTCTGTTCCTTAGATTCTCAAGTTCTGTAGCATACTGCTCAAGCTGTGCATAAGACGCAGAGCTTTGCCCGTTTTGTGCGGCAGTCCAGTTTTCGCGATTTCGCGCAATACTCGTTGATAGGTCGTTTATTTTAGCCAGTGCGTTATTATAATCCTTAGTCCCGCTCGTAAGAGCCGCCGAAGTTGTAGCCTTCATATTCTCGCAGACAGCCTTTATAGCCGCCGAGGCTTGATCTGCGCTGACTTTTATTTCGTTAAATCGCGCGGCAAAATCGGATTCGCTCAATGTTCCTCCGGCAAGTTCGCCTTTCAGCGCTTTGAGATCCAAAACGGATTGACCAAGCTGCGTATAGGAAGCGGAACTTTTCCCATCTTTTGCGGCAGTCCACTTCTGCCGGTTCTCTGTAATGCGACCAAGCAGGTTATTTATTTGCGTTTCCGCCTTTTGATACGCCGTAGTATCGCTCGTGATAAGTTTAGAACTTGAGGCTGTCGCCTCGTCGACCTTCTGTATTTCCTTGGCAGCCTCTGCCGCGCTGGCTTTTATAGCCGCAAATCGTTTCGTAAAATCCTCTTGGTTTAACGTTCCACTCTCGACACTTTTCCGCAGCGTTTCGAGATCCGTAACGGACTTGTTGAGTTGTGTGTAATATTCAGAACTCTTTCCGCCTTTCGCAGCAGTCCACTTTTCAAGCTGACCTCTGATAGTTTTGACTTTGGTGTCTATTTGAGTTAATGCGTTTGAATATTCCTTGGTTCCGCTTGTAAGAGCTTTAGGACTTTCTGACATCGACTTTGCAGACTCACTCGTCTTGGCGGCGGCGGCTTGAGCCTCCTTCATCCCTTGAGCGGCTGCCTTTGACGCCGTCTCCGCCTCTTGAAACTTCTGAGTGACCGATGTAATCTGTTTGCTTATCTCTCCCGTTTTCGCGTTATACTGAATTAGCTGGTCGATTGTTTGTCCAAGCTCATTCTTTGCTTTTACGTCAACGCTTAACAGCGGCTCTCCTTTATTCGTATTCGCCCACTTAGCTTTTATGCTTGTAATAGTACCCTCAACCTGTTCAAGCGATGAAACAAGTTTGTCCGCGTTGGTGCTGCTTATCCCGTCTATGCCCGATAAAGCTGACCGGATTTTATCAGCATTGACGCTGCTCATCGTAGTCTTCATTTGTTGGAAGGCTTTTGTTGCGGTTTGCGCGTTCGATGTAATTCTCGATAAGTCAGCGGCTATACCGCTCCCAGCGTTCGCACTGCCTGTCGATCGAGGCATAATATTTTGAACATTAGCATTCTTGGATATATTCGCTATCTGTTGTTTAAATTTATTCATTGAAGCGGAGTCTGTTTCCAGATCCACCTTTACCTTTGGCGGATTGGCATTAACCTTCGAGATCATGTTATTAATATCGCTTTGTATTTGCCCGAGGCTCACCGATGTGTCAATACCCACTGTTAGTAAAAAATCAGCCATTTATTTTCACCGTCCTTTATCTAAAAGGATTGACTCGGTGCCAATCCAAATTCTACCTATATAATTAAAGTCCTCCGTTTATTTCAATTGATTTTACTCCGCACTCCCTCGCACGGCTTCCCATAAAATTCGATACGCCGTTCTCTACGAAATGCGCACCCGGTCTGGACATCTTGCTCGCTATCTGCTTACCGTGCCACTTCCCGTAAACAGTTCCGCCCGCTGAGTAGCCCCTATTCAGTAATGCAATAATATTATCTACACCGTCATACCTGTCGGGTGCCAAGGAGCTTCGGTGATGGTCTGTCGTAAACGACACGCCTATCTGATATGTATTCTTCCCGCTCTTACCGGGCGAGTCATGTTCAAGGTCATTTAACGCGCTCATACCGTATTCGCCAATCAACCCCGATGCGTTGGCACCCGCAACCTCACTCTTCATAACATCAATGAATGATTCGGCTGCCTCGGTAACACTATGCACCGTTTTACCGCCCAAGGTTCCGCCCGATAACATAGCTGCGTCAACCTTCTCCTCGACCTTCTTTTGGAAAGCGGTTTTCTGCGTACAAGCCCTCGCCTTTGCCATAATAGAAGCCATATTTACGGAAGCCATTACTGTTCACCGCTCTCTTCGCCGACTTCCTCCTCGCCGCTCTTGGCATTGCGGATATACGCCTGAACTATCTTGTCCTCGTCGATACCGTTATCCGATATAGCTCCGATGAGATTGGATACATCATCCGGGCTTATGTCGCTGAATATTTTGCTGACCTGTCCGCTCAAAGAATTCAATACGGAATATACATCATACATCTGCTTCTTAAGAGCCGAGGCGTTCTCGTTCGCCTTATTACCGACCTTCTCACTTATAGCGTCAATTATTTCGTCAAGCTGTCTTGTATCGATATGCTGCAATACAACATCAACAGCGTCCGTGTTGTATATCAATTCATATCTGCGCATCACGTTTGCGGGCAAAGTAAATCCCGCATACAACTCAAGTATACAGCACTTTATCGCAAACACCTTCACCTCCGGCACGTACGCATTCGTCTCTTCCATAAAGCAGCTCTTGGTAACTGCGTCCGCAAAGGCAATAACCTCTTCCAAGGACAGCGTGCGCTTGATGTGCAGCTCCACTCCATGCCAATCTATAACGCGAACGGGAGCCTTCATCTCCTTCATTACCTTCTCAAATGCCGCAACAGATACCTTCTTTGATTTCTCTCTCTTAATATTCTTAGCCATTATTATCCTTCCTTTCCTTTTCCTTCTCGCCGCAAATATCACTCTCGTTTAAAATCTTAATACGAAGCTCTGTGCGCGGATGCTCCTTATCCTTCTTGCATTCCAGCGTCAGCTTTGTGATATGCTTTGAATCATCATCTACTATCATACCGCTTTCAACCAACCCGTCAAGAATAAACTTCGGCACACTATTATCCGTATCGTGCCTGCGGTCATTGGGATAGTATACGATCTGACTTATTTCACATCTGTCGATATGCAGGTTAGCGTAACCTTGCTCGTCAATGAGCCATTTAATAAAACTCTTCCATTTTTGTTTAAGCGCATTCATCATCGGTCGCTTCATTATCATCCATGCGTTAATGCTTTCGTGATACGGATGAGGTATAGGTTTTTTATGAGCCCTCGGATGTATCTCAAAATAATACTCCTCATATCTTGCAAGCACATCATCATCTATCACGATTTTAATCTCCTCATCGTTTGACGTAAAATCACCTCCGTTTGTATGCAGTCATTATATCTTAATATGCGGGGAGAGGTTCTTCGCCGCTCCGCATTATATTGGATATGGGTTTTAGGTCTCCAGTCCGACCGCAGCGTTTAATGTGCTGAGAGAAAAGCCGCACCTTTCGATGCAGCTTTTGTTATTATATAATCTCTTCGCTTTCCGTGTTTTCGCTCTCAGGCTTCGAGTCAGCCGTCTCGTTTGAGTTGTCAGCACTACCCGCCTTGCGTGACTCAATTATCGCACTGAGATAAATGCTTCCGCACTCCGGAGAACAGGCAACATCCTGATAGCGAAATCCGCTGCCGCTTCTGAATGTGCGGCAGTACTCATATTCCTTACCGCACACTCTGCATTTTTTTATAGCCTTAGCCATAGTTTGCCTCCGTGTAAATTAGATTAGCTTATTACGCAGCATCCTCTGTCTCAGCACCGAATACCGTGTATGTCCAGAGCGATGCGCTCTTGCCGCAAGCACCGGAGAGTGACTCAGCCTCGAACGCGTGTACAGCCTGATTGTCTCCCATCTCGATGGAGAAGTCGCCGTTGAAGTCAGCCTTCGGGATAAGGAACTGAACTCTGTATACATTAGCGCACTTATCCTCAGCTATAGCGTCGATATAAATCGTGCACTTGCCCGAGTACTTATCGCTCGGATTCTCAAGAACAGATGCCTTAACCTTTCTTGTGTAATACGCGATAATCTCAGTGCCGTCCTTGATAGCTCCCGCCGTAAATGCAAGTGCCTTTGTATCGGGGTCATATGTAAATACCTTATCTCCAACAGCGGTTCCCTGAGTATATACGTCGCCGAGTGTGCCGTCGCTGTTCTTTACATATATAGCCTCTATCTCATCACCGACAGTATCCGAGATCCCCTTGTATGTCGTTGTCGCAGCGTCGCCCTCAACAGTCAAATAGTCCGTCCAGAGAACTTCAGCAGCGTCCTTATCAACAAACTCTCCGCCCGTCTGAAGCTCCATCAATCCGCCTGAAATCATACCATTGGTACCGCTGATTGTAATAGACTTGTTCTTCTTAAGCGAAGAAAGCTTACGTCCCTGCTTACCGGTAATGTCTGTCTTTTCCTGAGACTGAGCGATAGTCGCATTCTGAAGCTCGTCCAGTGTGAACTTATAATCGCCTGATACGATGTCGAAAGCTGTTATCGTCTCGAGACTCGTGATCGTAAGATCATTAGTGTTCATAAGTATTCCTCCTTTTAAATTAGTCATGTGTCAGCCAATTTAAATCACCTTGGCTGCAATCTTTAACACTTATCGTGCCGGCATAAATGCCGTGCATTCTATTGTCGTAATCGACTTTCTTTATGATTTGCCGAACGCTTTCGTTAAATTGATATATCGAGAGGTCTCTCGTTTCTTCAAAATTGTACTTATACTGCTCGGCATTAACCATCGCTATTATAAGAGATTCAAGATACGAACCCTCCGCTTTGTTTTTTTTACGCCGCATTTTCTTCCTTGCACGCTCAATCAAATATTTCTGAGCCTCGGTGTTTGCGGGCTTGCGGGTATTCTTCTTCATATGATGAATCACGCGCAGCGTATCCGCTATCCGTCCGTGAATCGCACGGTCTATTACAATACCGCTGCTTTCGTCTACAAGCAGGGGCAGACCGTTCTGTTCACTTACCGCAATCTTGAAATTCTTCAGATCCAGATCTCCGAATATAAGATGCGTGTCCTGCGCTTTAATTCCTTCAAATGTAAGAAGAAACAATTCGTATTCATTTATGGATGTGAAATCTATTCCCGCGTCATCAAGCTGAACCATCATATCTATAGGCATCGCCGTCAGAACGGAAACAAGGCTGTAGTAGTTATCCTCATCATCGACAACTTCGCCGACAGTCGGAATAACTATTTTAATATAATCATTTATAGCATAACTCTGCTTATATAAAAGATTTCTTAACGCCATGACTCACCGCCGTTCTCAGCCCTTCTTGCGATTGGCGGGTATGGGCTTACTGCTTGGATGAAGCCTGTTGAAGTCACGAGCGTAGAACGTCATTACCTTTCCTTGGAAGTCCGTCATCGGAGCAAAACGTTTGATTGAATACAAGTCTAACTCTCCGAGACCGTACAGTCTGCTGCCGTTAATAGCCTCGGCTATCTTCGAGCACAGCTTATCGGTGCGAACTCCGCCGCCCGGAAGTCTGAGTTTGCTTTTGTGGGTAAACACCCACACATACAGCGTAGCATTAAGAAAGGTTTTGTCTAACGTCTTCTGTATATCCACATCACAGCAGACAAGCGTCTTTCCGGCTTCCACCGTTTCGGGGATGTACTCATAAGGAAAGACCTGAGTATAGGCAAGAGATGCGGCATTGTCAAAATCGACGTCCTCGTTTATCAGCGCAACGATTTCTTTGTTGGTCAGCAAGTCTTCCATAAATCGGTTCTTGTAATCATAGAACTCGTCTAACTGTTCAAAACATCCGTCTGTTATTTCGTCCGCCATTTACAACCACACCTTCCTTCCTTTTTCATCCACGTTATTCTCGGGGTCAATCACGGGATTCGCAGGCTCCTGTGTAATACCCTCTCTTGGGAAGTGATGGTAATAATCCGCAATGCCAAGCTCCTGATTATCATAGTCCGTGGTAACTACTTCCTGTAGTACGAAGATGTATACGCCATCCGAATTATACACATGACCCGCTTTCATAGGCTTTGACAATACGTATGCCAGCTGCTCCTTTGAGTCCGGATCGTCAACAAGGAATCTATTCTCTCGTCCGAGCTTTACGGTATCTTCGTCTTTTGCTATCGTAATAGCAATACGCGAATCTCCGCGAGCTACGATGAAGTTCCTGTCCTCGTATTCTCCGGTCAGATACTTTGTACCGTCCTCTACAATACACCACTTTGAAATAATCTTATCATTATCATCAACCCATTTCAAAAGATAGTTACATTGTATCATCTTGGCTCTCGTGTAAACCTCGTTGTTCGCATCACACTCCGTTACAAGCCAATGATTGTCCGCCCATTCTACAAGCGAGCCGGCTCTGATAACATCTTCATATACTGAGCATATGGTCTTTTCGTTTAAATTATCAGAGTCGATCACCTCGACCGGCTGATCTATACCGTCAACAATAGCTTGATGATAAAATAAACCGTCCGGTGTCATGGTTAGTAACGCGTGTTTTTCTCGCTGCAATGCAGTTTCCCGCTTAGTCAGCCCCCGCGCAGTCATTCTTTTTTCATACATATCCCATACGCTCATCTTCGATCCACCTCCGACACATACCGCAATCGAAGCTTATTGCAAACAGAGATCGCCCCAAACACCTCGCGCTTAACATCTGAGACTTTGCATTTCGGATGATCAGTGAGATATTGGAGTACGGCAAGAATAGTCAAATAATCAGCGTCGTTTTTCATATTCGGGATAAGGTTTCCAGCTCCCAGAAGCTCCGCTAAAAGACTTTGAACATATACGGAAAGTGATTCTTCGGCATTTTCCCGCATAGGGAGAATTTTAAAAAATTTATTTACGAGACGCTCGAAGTAGTTGCCAAGCAGCTCATTACTTAGAGCTGCGTCTTTAACACCCGTATTCATAGATGCAAATCCGTGAGGTCACCGTGGGTGTATGAATAATCATATATCATATTCTTATAATCCGCCTGCGCACTGTTATACGTCTCCCTAACACGCAGCAGCAGCGACGCCGGAGAATATTCTGTAAAATCTTTTGTATTAAGAACATTTTCCAACAGTTCCTGCTTGTACACATACGGCTTCAACCACTGGACAACCATCCCTTCCGATATAATATCCACAAGCTCATCCAAGTCATCCTGAGCTATCTCGATCTTGAAGCTTCTTTCATTATCGTCTCCGGTAGTGAATAGGTCATACTCGCAATTGCGCTTGAAAGCTGTAATTGCTCTCTTTAAATATCCATCTATTTCCACTGTCCTATCTTCAGAGTCAAGCTTTAAGAATTGATACTCTGAGATTTTGGACAGGAATGCACTGACGAATATATCATAAGATATGCTCACAACCATCACCTTATCTTTCAATAAGCTCTACGTTAAGCGATTCTTCTAAAGTTGTAATAACTTTGTGTGAATCAATTTTTCCTTCGGCTATAAGCACACTTGCTCTGTAAGCTACAGATTTCTTTTGCCCATCAGACATCCCGGCGATAATTTCTTTTATTTCTGCGGGAGTCTTAGAGAATATCTTATCAAAATCTTCAATTTGAACAGCGTGCTTGTAATACTGCCTAAGACCAAGGTAGTCGATTACCCACTCATCGTCAAACATAAACCAATTGTTGATGAAGAATTTCTTTGCTCCGCTTTTGGCGTTGCGAAGCTCCAGCAACTCCATCTCCTGCTCCGAGCCGAACTCATCCCATGTGAAGCTTTCCCCGGTTTTAGAGCTTATGTAAACAAGCTTGCCTTGAAACCCGTTGCGAACAGTGATATACTGATGCACATCAATATCCTTTGCGACAACGGGTTTAGCCTGTGAGCCTGTATTTTCAAGGCTGCCCGCCTCTGCTATGTTGTTATTTGCAGCAGGCGCTTTTTTAGTCGCCTTAGCAGCCGTTCTTGTAGTTGTTTTAGTAGTCATTGATTTCTCCTTTCATTTCCTCTCATTCATTATTTATTCATATCGACTATTATTAAGATGTTAAATCACACCATCTCATAACGACCGATACCCGCATTACCTCCGGCGAGTACGATACCCATTCCGTATTTCTCGCCATAGAAGTATTCCTGTGTAAGATCTGCGTTTGTCAACGGATTCCCCATTATAATCAACGGGTCGCCTTCATAAACTACTTTTATAGGCTTGTCGTCACCGGCAACTATTGTAAGAACGTTATCGTCCATTACAAATTCAGTCGTGCCAATCTTGTGACGCTGCGGTGTTATGATGACCGGTGTTCCGTAGAACTTGCCGAAATAACCAAGATTATACAGGTCATCCTTCGCACCGTCACTGACAATAGACGGATTAAGCTTTCTCGCACCCTTCTTAGTTGCGATGATAGTTGCCGTCTTGCCGCCCGCAGCCGCTTCTACATGAGAAATAAGCTCAAGAAGAGTATCCTCATTATACGAACCCGCAGCCGGGTAGTATGTAGCTCCGCCGAACGATTCAGCCGTAGCCTTGCTCCAAAGAGCATATATATCATTAAGAAGCTTCTGCTTATATGATTCGGACACCAGCCTTATCATATCGTTGAAGTCTACACGATTTGAGAGTATGCGGTTAAGCTCTTCGTAGATTCTTACCGTATAGAATCTTGTCGGAATAGACACCTCGCTCGTACCGCCGAGTCTCTGTCTGCGTATTCCCTGTGTTCCGTCAGCTGATTCAGCAACAACAAAAAGATTGCTGTCTTTTACCAAGAACTGATTCTGATCGCCCTCGGCAACATTTCTGAACTCAACTAATGTATTAAAGTATTCGTCCTGTTTCGTTTGATTTAAATTGATTAAGCAATTATATTTATAAAGCGAGTGCCTCTTCGGCACTCCACCCATGTTTTATTCGATAATAAATAGTTTCATATTTCACGCCAGTTTTCTCAGCCCACCATTTAATTCCATGAGTTTGACCACGGTATGTAATCATAATGTTATTTCTTCGATTGTTTGATTGTTCAGCTCGATTCGCAAGTCTACAATTAGCCGGAGTGTAAATATCATCATTGTCAATTCGATCAACTGTGAGCCCCGGAATATATCCATTACTCATAGCCCACCGCTCGAATGCGACAAACGAGTCTCTCCACTCATTACACATCACGATCCCTCATCCTCCATATGTTTTATAATTTTTGTGGTTTGGATTGTAGCATCTCGCTTTAATCCCCTTCCATACGGTATACAATGGAGTTTTAGACATTCCATGAGTTAGTCCGTTCTGCCTTTTATTTTCTACGCTCAGACAACCACACGATCGAGTGTCTCCTTTCTTTAAAGAGGATGCTGTTGTTATAATATCATTTCCGCAGCAGCATCTGCATAGCCATTGAGTTTTTCTATATCCAGACGGACTTATATAATCTTGCTTCCTCTGAACAACAACAAGACGACCAAATGTCTGTCCCGATAAATCTTCAAATTTTGGTATTCAATTCATCTTCTCTGTATTTTATTTTGCTTAATCAATAAAGGTTCGCTAAATCTAATCAGTGCGACGCACTCTTCGCATTTCTGCGAAGCACAGATCATATCTTCATCCTTTTTGGATGTCTGCCATTTCGAGACGCTTGTCCCTACTCCCACTCAGGGATGATCGTTGAACCTTCCTTTATTCAAGGCTTGGCTGCTGATTGCCCATTATTAAGATGTTTAGGATTTAACCTTGCACCATCTGTTTGTTTCTTTCCGCTTTCGCCGCCGTCACATATAGACTTGTTTCATTCTTATGTTGTGGCACAAACAGCTTTAGGGGTTTCCAGCAATTAAGCAGATCGTTTGTCAAGCACATTCCTGTGCAAGCGAGCTATTTCACGTAGAGTGTTCTAACCCTGTAGACCCTCGACAACCGTGCGGGATAATACTTCCTCAAGAAGAGTAAAGAGTCCCGGACACTTGCCGTCACGAATCTTTTTATAATCCAGCTTTGTACTTCCGCCGTTCGCTTCGACAAGCGCATCGCGAAGCAGCTTCTGTGACTGAGCTACAGAATATTTTTCCACACTGCCCTTGTAACCATCAATGGCGATCTTTGCAATTTCATTCATTTCATTCATTGTAAATCCTCCCTTCTTTAGAATTAGTTAACTCTGATGGCGTAATATGTATATCTGCCGACAATATCAACAGCTATAATAACACCAACGGTAGTCGAGCCTGATGTAGCAGACTCCGCTACGCTCATCTTTGTACCTGCCGCAAGCTCAACGATGTCTCCTTCTTTCGGCGTTTCAGCACCTACGAGCGCATCCTTCGTAACAGAGAATATCTGTCCCGAATGGAACCGATAGCCTCTGCACGCCTTGTCCGCTTCGTTAATATACTCATCAAGATTTCTTTTTCTCTCATCGTACATAACCTCAGGCGAGTCAATTAATACAATATCGTTAAGGCTGTCTCCTGCTTCAACTGCGCTGCCAATATAGATTTCTCTTTCACCGTCCATGAGGGCGCCGACCTTAAGCACGCAGCCATTCTCAATCTCTGTAGGCGTAGCTCCGTCATCGCCCATATACTTGATAGAAACAAGCGCGGCTCTGACATCCGTACCGTACATATTGTCTGTTCTCACAACACCGTATGCCATAATTCAATTCCTCCTTTATAAAAATTATTTACCGGCTGTAAAGCCATATTTCTTAAATAGTCCGCCGTAAGGCTCGCCATTTTCGTCATCCTTATTATCATTGCCCACCTTAATCTTTGGAGCTTTCGGCTCAAGTCCGAAATTCAGATTCATTCCCGCGACTCTCCTGCCTCTCAAAGCAAAGCACTTTTCCTCAAGAATTTCAAGGTCATAGTTCTGACAGTTATTTTTAAGTTCTTCAAATTGCTCCACTCCTTCAAGATCCTCAAACTGAGAGAATATCTTCGTAAGAGCTTCACTTTTAGCGGCGGCATCTGTTTCAGCTTTGAACTTACGCAGATTCTCGGTTTCCTTCTCTAGCGCCGCATATTTTTCGGAAACCTCGTTATATCTGGCTTCCCATCCGGTGTTGTCTTTAATCTTCTGCTTCATGACAGCAAATACCTGAGCTATAGGCGAGGGCTGTTCCATCTGCGAGCCTTCATCAAATTCTGCGATAGTGTATTTCATGCGCTTCTTGCTTGAAAAATCGATAACAACTTTATCCCCGTCTAGCGTATATGCGAATCCATAAAGTAGCTGGTCGTTCATATCCCAACAATATACCTCTTTTAGATCCACATCGCAGTCTGCGTAATGATACCGACAGCACTCTCCCCATTCGGTTTGAACCTTTTCTACGCCAAGCACCTTTTCAAACTCGGCGAGAAGATCTCCGAGTAAGGCAAATTTGACACCGGTTAAAGGTTTAACTTTTGGAGCATTGCCGCCAACCCCTTTAATAGCTTTAAACCTTTTCTCAAGATCTTCTGCGGAATAATCATCAATTGAAAAACCCAAAGTATTTACGTCAATTCCATACTTTGTAATTAATTCATCCTTATTCATTACCTGTTTTCCTCCCTTCGTTACATTATTTTGTGTATCATCATCCCCGTCGGGGCTGTTGATCAAACTAAAACTTTCCTTTATCTCCTGCATCATCTGTGACATCTGCGCCTTAAATTCTTCTCTGACGCTATTTCTTATAGCGTCATCGGTGTCATTGGAGAACTTTGCGTTGTTGCCCATGTCGAGTGAAGCCGATGGGAAGCACGGCTGCTCACCTATTAAAGTAAAAGCTGTGAACACAAAATCCTCTACGTGATAGATGCCATCTATTCGTCTGCCATCTCTTACAGTTATCTCCATGCTGTGGGCGGTAATTCCGTCTCGCTTAATCTTGCTGTAAGCTTCCTGTCTCTTCCATAGCAAAACCTCTGCGCAGAGATACTCACGCACAGTGCCGTCGTCTTCTTCTACATTCTCCCAAAATATCTTTGAGCTTTCGGGGACGCAGCCCACCGGCACCGTTTTGTTTATCAGGGCTGTATGCCCGTCATCGTATTTGATAATATCCATATCATGACCGCCGAGCGTGTCTGTCTCGCGGTCGTAGTTGCACACAACAGGACAGTTGTAGATTGTCTTCACACATCTCTCAAATACTTCTTTGGAGATATAGGATCTATTTCTGTTCTCGCCTGTGTATGCAATTCTCAGAATGCCTGTATCAAAAGACGGGTTAACCTCGCACAGACCGGTTAAAGATGATGCGTATGTTAAGTTCAGCACTTCACCTTCCATCAATAACCTCCTATCTGTATTTCCCAACGAGCCGCAGCCCTCAGAACGTTAAAGTATCCGAGAGCGCAAACTCGATATTCTTGGATGTAAATTTCAATTCCGGATTATTCTCGAATATAAATATATTGTTTCGCTTGTCGTGTTTCAGCAGCGCATAGCCAAGCTGTATAAGCTTGTCCCTTGCTTCTGAGCTGAACACATAAATAAATCTACCCATCACCATCAGCCCCAATCCGAGCTGTCTTCTCGGCTCTGCTCTCCGCTGTCCGTTAATTCGGAAGTGTCCTTCTGCGGGGCACCACCCTCGTCGGTTGCACCCTTATTATCAACCGAATCGGAGCTGCTCATCTGCGTCGAACTCTGCAATGGCTTGAACATCTCCTGAAGCCCAAGAACTTCAGTCTCAAGGAAGCTCATCGAATCAAGCTCCGCCTGTCCCAATCCCTGCGAGACAGCGTACATACTAATCGTGGGCAGTCCGTATGACGCAGCCTTTAAATAAGCATCGCCGGTTTCCTTACGATTGTAAGGACTAACATCAAGAAACGTCACCTTGAAATTCTTACCGTAGCTTTGCGACTGGACAAACCTATTCACCATATCTTCAATGCTCTTAACTATACCGAAGGTCAATGCCTGATCGGCTTTGATAGATAAGAGCAGCGAGTTCGCAGACGCCTTCTCGTTATTAAACAACAGAGACGACACACCCGCCGCCGTGAACAGATTCTGCTCCGCCTCGGATACCGTGTCGGTATCTCCGATGTTTGACTTCTCAAAGCTTATCTTATCAATATCCATCGGCGTTAATACTGAACCGACTTCTTCCGGCAGCACCGCATCAAGGTTTCTCCAGAACTCTCTGGCTCTCTTAAGGTCAATGCCCCATTCGCCGTCATCGTTCAGCGGAAGCTTCATCGCAAGCATAGCATAATTCTCAAGTGCCGTGCGACCTTCCTTTAGCTGCTTGTAATCTTCTATATCATAGATTTCTCGAAGCAGCCCTGCAAACGGCGGTATAGAGTACTCCAATATGTCGTTGTTGCACTTAATAGCAAATGACGTTGGAGAGTCAAGCTCTATCCATCTTGTAGTTCTGTTGTTCTTATAGTACTCATACTTAGTCTTGAACTCCTGCGGGTAATACTCCAGCAAAGAATAGTGTGAGTCGAAGTATGAGAAGTTGAACGTAACATTCAGCACATTTCCCTCAACCGAAGATATTGAACAATAATCACTCGGAAGCTGCTGCACCGTAATACAGTCGTTCGTAACCAAGAGCGTGCCGTAGAAACAATCCTCTCTTAAGCATACCGTAAGTATTCTTGGGAACTGCGTCTTAACACTCATCGCCGACATTAGATTCAACACCCTGCGATAGTTTCTGTTGACGGTGTTCTTATTGGCTTTCCTCGGATCAATCCTGTATGGCGAAACAACATATGACAAATCAGACAGTCCCGTAAAGTATTGGATAAGTCTCCTGAAATGCGAAGATGCTCCGTTGATATAAATTACAGCATTCCTAAGCTGCTTTTCATATTTGTAAGGATTGGCAAGATATGTATTTATATCATCCTTGGAATACAGAGAGAATGCCGGAGCGTAAGAATTGTTATTAAGGTCACGGGTAATCAGTTTATTAAGCAAGGCGAACTTGCTTGATATGCCAATCATACCCGGAAACAATTCTTCCGACTTCACATCGGTCTGATTCTCGCCTGACGAAGCACGCTTCTTATGTCCGCTCTGTTTTCTGTTTGTTGCCATTTATCGCACTCACCATCCTTTCACCATTCTCCTCGTCCGTCCTTTTAATACCGTTCGTCCACCGGGCGGACGAATAATAAACGAATCGTCCGGATTATAATCCAGATTTCTTTTCTTCCTCATTTTATTTTCAAGCTGCACCGCCACATAGTAGTTGTATGCCAGACTTGAGTATCTATCCTTTCTCATTCCGGAACGCTCGTAAACTTTAACCTTGCCGTTATTCTCTTCATGATTAAGCTTTGTCATTTCGTCAATCAAGAGAGTTGTTTGTATATAAGGCATCTGAAGGCTCAAACGCTCGCTCGGCGTTAATGTATTATATCCTCTGATTTCGCTGAGCAAATCCTCGCCGTCATACTCTGTCATGAGCAGTCTGATACGTCCGCTTCTGAATGCTTCTCTTAGCAAATAGGCGCAGTCAGAGTTCATCTTCGCCGACGCTTTGACAGACCACACTACCTTCGGAGCATCCGGAACCGTACAGCGCGAAGCCATCTCCGCATCATTACAGCACGATAAAGCGTCGTATGTCTCTCCGCTCTCAGGGTCTACCATATCTCTCGATACAGCATCGTACACGCCCATGCCGACACCCTGAGCGTCAAGCACCATGTAGTCACAACTGTATTCATCAAACAATCTCCGAATCCTTAAAGCCTGATCGTCCGTTCTCAGTCCCTCATATGAATCGGTATATACAATATTGCTCATATATCGTCCTGATCTGGACTGCTTTCTTGGTGGTTTCATACAATTAATAAACACAGCCGTAGCATCGTTCTTGTTCTTTTTGCTCGACATAAGAGCAATATCGACCGATAGGATTCTAATCTCGCCCGGCTCTTTGGGCAGTATTCTTAATCGCTCCGGGTGATTCAGTTTGACCGACAGACTGCCGGGCAGCATAGGATATTTGATATTCCTATTCTTGGATATAGATTTGTAATCAAAAAACGCTCCGTCGTTATCTCCGTACCATAGTGCGCTATATTCCATATCAAACTTTAGCTGGCTGAAATCGCTCTCTGCCATTTCATCCGCAACCGTTTCCGCGTCAAGCAATCCTTCCTTTATAGAAAGCTGATACGGAAGTCCGCAGATGAATTGCTTCTTCTCGCCAAGCATAGCTCGACAAGTGTCTAAGCATTTTAGATAGCTCCAGTGGTCTACGAAATAAGCGGATGATAAGTACAGCGTCTTGTTCTTCTCCTTTGCGTACTCCTTCTTGCGCTCTTCTTTTGTCAGCTCCGAATACTTCGGCTGACGCGGAAGCGTCAAGAACTTTCTCAGTACCATATCTATGACATCCTTGGGAATCATTCTGAACTCATCAAGCAGAAGAATATTCGCACGATTACCTCTTGCAGAGTCGCTTGCCGTAACAACCTTTATGTAGCTTCCGTTCTTAAACACAATCTGAGCCATAGCTCCGTTTATCTTCGTTTGCTTCTCATCTATTTCCAAAGCAAGCTCCGGCGATCTCGGCTTCAGCTCAAGCATGATTTTCTCCAAGACATTCATGCCCTGACTTCGTACCTTACAAGCAATACATATCTTCGAACCCGGATATAGAACAGCTCTCTCCACGCTGTATATTGCGCTTATGAACGTCTTGCCTATTCCTCGGCAGCCGATAAATACGAATACGGTACATATGTTCATTATTAGAATGAGCATCCGCTGAAACAAGTGCAAATCCCAATGGAGATAATCCATGACAAACCTATCGGAGTGCTTTCTATAATAAGACACAGACCTTACGGCACTCTCCATTATCTCATAATAAGATGAGGTGTAAGTGCGTTTTGATTGCTTTGATCGCTTTGACCTCTTGGAGTTTGAAGTTCTCCTCGACTTAGCCGTCGAGGCTCTTGCGGCAGCCATTTAATCGCCCCCCTTATTAGAGTCATCCGCAACATCTGCGGCGAAGATGTCATTAAACAAAGTTTCGTCATCCTCGTCCTTGTACTCCGGATTCTCCACCCGCAGCTTCTCAATCTCATCCTCGTAAAGCTTACAGTATGTATTTCTGATATTAAGCATTTTGCAAAGATGACCAAGGAACCATGTGGTTACATAGCGGACTAAATCCTTTCCATTCTTCGTTTCCTCGTCTTCGTCTTCGGGTATCGGACGTTTGTCTTCCCACCTCTTCGCCCACACGCCCATCGGCGTCTTGGTTATCTCGCTGCTAATATCATCTTTCTTCTGCGCAGGCTTAAGCTTTGCGCTTCCCAGCAAAGAGATAAGCGCATTAACGCTTTTATCAACAGCTCGTCCCGCAGCTCGGTCTCTGTTTATATCCAGCTCCAGCGAGCATAGCTGTTTAATAATAGCCTCGGTTCCTATATCGAACTCCATATCGCTTGGCAGTCTGGACATCCAATATTTCCTTCTCTGTTCCAACTGTATGTACTGCTGCGTGTCGAGTCCGTATCCCCAGAACGCTATAACACTATCCGGCACGGTTTCTTCTTTCTCAGCATCACCGCCGATGCCCGTAGCGGCAGACGACTGCGCCTTATTCGAGAGATCCTGAGATGTTGTGTTCTTCTCAAAATCCCACAGCGTACCTTCCTCAATCAGCGTATCCTCATAGCTCCTGCCCGCATACGTGACAGAGTTCGTCTTGGCTATATACTTTGTCATTATAGAACGAGCGGAACTCACGCGCTCCGCAGCGTCAAATACATTTTTGCTCCAGTATAAATCCAGCCTTCTGCACACCTGTCTTACCGCGTCGGGTGTATTTTTACACTGCACCAAATAGCCGTTGTACAAATCTTCAATACAGCTCTTGCATATATGCGCATACCCCACACCCTTGTACATAGAAGAGTAAGTCGCCGGGAAATGAGTTTTAAATCCACTGTACGTCTTACCGCATTTATAGCACGTCGCTCCGGACGAGCCGACTTGAATAGCCATTACTCATCCGCCTCCTCATATTCGTCAAGCTCTTCGCCAAAGCTCAAGGGTTGCTGCGGCTGGTCGTCCCTAAGCGACAGCTCATATAGCTTCGCCGCCATTCTTAGAGAAGAGCCGAATGTAAATTTCGGAATGTATCTTCCCTGAACCTGAACCCGCTCTCCCGTCGCCGGATGAATAGTAGAACGTGCGGCTCTGAAATGCACACCCAAGGCTCCGAATCCATATATCTGGATTTCTTCACCATGCTTAATCGAATCTTCCACAGCCTCAAGACACGCGTCCAAAATAGCAGCCACGTCGTTTACATTGTACAGCACCGACTTCTCTGTCTGCCTTACAATAAAATCTTTCTGATTTCCTTCGTCATCTGAGATATGAAATTTATGTTTCGGTGTTGTCACCGGCTTCCTTACGTTTCTTTGCCGCAGAATCTCTGCGGTCTTACTAACCAATTGTTTCCTATTCATTTAAATACTCCATTCCTTCCTTATTCACCCTTCTTTACATTAATTTTTCTTAATACAATATAGATTGCATTATACTCCGCTGTCGCTTAATAATTTATTCTAATAAAAAATTCAGGAGCGACCTAAGATCGCTCCCGCACTAACTCGTTAATATTTTACTCTGTGCTGGAAATGGGTTTTAAGTCTCCACTCCGACTACTCAAACAAGTTTGTTATTAAATTCTAAGGTTAAGTTCTCTGCCATCTCTGCGCAGTCCCTCTTATATTGCAAAGCGACAGCGGCATCTGTTTTACTTGTTAATCTCAGATATAGCCTTAGAGCGCATATCTTCAATAAATCTCACCACTCGCGCACTCTCTTCGCAAAAGTAGTGACCTCTTTTGGATTTTTGTTTCATTGTTCTCATAATATGTACATCCGGCAAAGCCCCGCGTATAGCCTTCGCCTCTTCCTTACTAATCGCAATCACCTATTGCTTCATTCCTTTCATTCTGGATTTTATTTACATACCACTCCGCCGCACCTCTCGGCAAAACGGTATATATTCTCTCATTAATAACACCTCATCACAGCGCCTGAAACCCTTACTGCCGCAACGGTTTTCGGTGCCTCTACTTTGTCCGTTCTCTTAAGTTTTAATCGTTATCCGCCGTTCGCTGTCGCTCATTTGAATCAGCCTTTTGCTTTGCATGGATGGTTGCGGCGCAGCAATCGCAGTACTTTTGTCCACCCGTTTTGCCGGGATGTCTATACCTTGTTATAATTCCACAGTTCCGACATTCGAAGTACGGCTCTCCGTGAAACTTAAGATATTGATACCCCAAGTTTCGCAAGTCAGTAATAGCCATCGCCGTTTCTCCGCTCTCAACGAAACATACGCGCACGTTGATATTGTCAACGCTCTTAGCAAATTCTATAAAACCTTCTTCTTTCAACAGCGCATATAATGCGCATTGCCTACGTATGGATGTATTAATATTAGCCATTTTCATAATCTCTTTATCTTCACAGTTTACCCAATGATCGTTGCGCTCACCGGCTGTATCCCAATACTTTGCAAGACAGAGCAGAACGAATGCGAGTCGCTTCGCCTGCCTGCTCTCAAGGGAATCGATCCTATCCATCTCCGGTTTACTGATAAGCAGTGACTCTATTTGAATAAGCTCATGCTTAAACGCATAGCTAACCGCGTAGGATAATGACTTAGACCAATTTGGCAGCGACACATTGGAATCACATCGCAATAGAAACATCTCTAGCTGTTTTCTTACATCTCTTTTTGTTAATCTTTTATTTCCTTCTCTGATGTATCCAGCCACTCGGCGCAATGTCTCTGAGGGCTGCCTGCCGAGCTCTTTTCTTCTGATCGCCTCGCAGGCAGCCTCTCGCTCATTTAAAACTATTCCCATTAATCATCCCCAACCTTTCTTGACCTAACTGTAAACCTGCTGTGGCAATATTCTACATCCCCGTTCACATCGGCTATCGGATACAGGATAGTGTTATCATTCGCAGATAGTAAATTATGTATAATAGAGCTTCCGCACATACTCCAAGCAAATCGCTTGGTAGAACTTTTGGTGTAGCATATGTCCAATATTATATTACACAAAGAATCCTCATTCGGACAGACCGCAGCGCACCGCTCCGCAAACTCGTCATTTATGACAGCCAAGCCTGAAAGAGAATCTTCGCTGTCTATACGTTCATAGTTAGACGATACCATAAATCCGCGCAGCCGTTGGTTGTAATCTTTATACAGTCTGTTAATGGCATCGTATTGCGCCTGACTGTACTCCGCTTCACCGCGCATGAAACAATAATCAAAATCTGCCTCGCCGCCGTATCGTCCGATATACCCATCGAACTCTTCTTCAAATCTTCGACATATCTTATTCATAACACAGTCGCCAATGCCGACGGGCATCTTGCGATTATATTGCTTTAAAAATTCCGACTGCTCCTTGCTTCGCTTTTCCTTCGGAATATCCAGCAAATCATCAACCGTCATACCAAACTCTCTGAGTGCTTTCTTGTTCGTATTCTTTATATGTGTGTTGTATTGCTTCATCAGAGCGGGATAGATGTATCTCATGAAGTAAGGCTTCTTATCTGCGACTACGGAACGATAAAGTTTCTTCTTGTCTTCATCCCCAAGCTTATTGATAGCGTGCCTGTCATACCATTCAGCGGGCATAGACTTACATATTATACCTTTGCTGCGGTCGATTTGATTTTGCTGGTACAGCTGTCCGCACTGCACGCGATATGTAAGTATCTTATACTCTTCGCTGTCCTCAGAATAGTGAGAGCGAATCTCATACATTGATGTTGTTCTGTTTGTGATTGCGCCTATCTCGTTGCCGAAGCTGTCTATGTTGGCTTGTATAAAATCATCTTCGGTAGGTACAATCTTCTTAGCCTTCCTCTGAGCGCACATCAGAGCGGGCTGGCTTATGACATTTCTGACTATGACGGGATTGTCTGTAAGCATAACCAAATCCCCGTCGAACCTTGATACCTTGTGTTACCACAAGGAGTAGACTATCTCTTCGTCGGTTGTGACCGACGTTCGGCACTTCCACATATGGAGTTTCACCATATATGTACCTGATTCATAGGCATATCTGTTTTGCGGACTTAGCCCGTATTCAGTAGTCGTTACACCCACCGGCACGTTTCCGTACCGGCTTGGCTCGGTGTTGTCTTGTATATTATTATTTATTTTATATCATTTCAAATCGCAAGTTTCTATACAAACCACCGCTCTCCGCAGCTCTGCGTATATAAGTCGATACAGAATTTATATTCTTTGATTTAGTGTAGTTGCCTGCAATTAGATATTTTGCGCATTCTCCTATATATGAAAAGTCTAACGCTTCGCCGTTCGGAAGATATGCGCGAATAGCTCTCGCTCTGCCATTCTTTGCTCCGGATCTACTCTGAACCATACGTAATTCTGGCTCATTTTGAAATCTATCATGTAGCGTATGGTTATGATAGTTTGGGTTATTAGCACCAGTCAAATCTCTATCACTGACGTGTCTCTTTAGAGATTTAGTGTACTTAATATTATCTTGGTGGCTCACCCATTCTAAATTATCAAATTTGTTATTTTGACGGTTACAGTCTTTATGATTTACTTCTAAACCGTCATTATACCCATCAACAAATAAAAATGCAACCAATCTATGTATATAAAACCTACGCTGTTCACCATCTTTACATAAGTTTACCGACAAATATCCGTCGTGCATTACCTTTGGTGCCAACGCCCGTGCCTTGCGGATATATGTGCGTCCGTCGCGGCGAGTGATGCGACGCGTAACACCTCGCACCAGACCATTCTCATTTACTTCATAATACCCCTCATATCCGGGAATTTCCTTCCACATATTATTATCACCACCTTCTGTTTACTATTATCGCTTACTTATTCACAAGAGTTCCACCGATAGCAGCGCTTCCGCCACACCCCGCATTTACGGGTTCACCGAATTTGCTATACATCGTTACCGATATATGGGACTATCCAAAGTTAATCCAATCCATTTAATGCCATCATCGCCGTGTCCCACGCATTAAACACAGTACACGTATTCATGTACCGATACCAATGCCGGACGCTTTCGGAACGCGCCGGGCTTACCAATCGGATATTGGCATGACACGACATAGGAGAACGGAAGCAAGCCAACTTGTCTGCCTCCTTATCCGCCCAATACCCGTTGTATATTTCGCCCGCCTTAAGCAGCCCCGTAACCTCAAGCCCAAATATGTGCTGGCATAAAGCATACGGGTCTCCCGACACAATAGAATAGTTGCCGTGAACTTTAAGTGCGCCCACCTTCGCCTCGTTTATTCTATTCTTAATCAACTGGTAGACGCTGCTCCTGACATACGGGTCGTCAGCCATCCGGCTGTCTATCATCATCGCTTTGATATAATCATCATCCAGAGAAGCAACGCTCTTCTCTGTCAGCCCCACACCTTTAAGAAACAATACCGTCTTGCGCCAATCGCCACCAAGTACTTCTTTAATCTCGGTCATCGTTGGCTCAATCAATTCTTCTATATCCTCATCGCTCAAATCCAAAGCTTGTATGTATTGATAATTCGTCGCACGCTCGCTCTCAAGCCGCTTCGGGCAAACCTTCGTTACGGCGAAGGTATAACCGTTGGCGAGGGACTTGGATAGATAATCATCACAGCTCTCATACGAATCCCACAGCTTAAGCATGGACGTTGTAAGCACAAGCTCAACATTTCTAATATCCACGTCGTTGCCCCATGCGTCCTTCACGATATATTCTCCGGCAACCTTCTCGGCGAACTCCAAAAAGTCAAACGCAAACACAACACCCTTCTCAAACGGAGCGCGTGTGTTTGCTCCACCGATAACGTAGTCAAGCTTCAATTCCTTGCTCCACCGTTCAGCCAACGAAGGAAGCATCATGCCACAGCCGTCTGACGCATCAAGCACTATCTCTTGATTTTCACGCTCTTCCATAATCGGATCGCCCTCGCACTCGTCGGTTAGGTAAACCACATCTGATAAGAAGCTTGTCTCGCAATCGTCTACGACAAGAATTCCGTTAGGCATTGATACCGGCGTTGAGGCACTGCACGTCAAAGCTTTGTATGCCTCAAGCTTTGCGGGTACAAGCTCCTTGCTCATATCCCTATCGTTATCAATCCGCCTCTTCAGCTCATCGGCAAGCACTTCGTTCACGAACACTATTGTGCTTCGCTTAATGCCGCCGCTTGTCCCCAAGAGTCTCTTGTACTTGATACCATTGATTGTAAAACCTTTGCAAGCTTTATAATAGTCTTGTTTCTTGTCAATAATCAAACACATATAATCAGGTTTGAATTGAATATCGTCAAGTTCTTTATATAAAGCTTTAATCTTTCTTCTGTTTTGGATATTATTCGCTTCTTTCTTTAGTTCCTCAATCTCTCTTCTTATCTCGCGAACTCTATCCTCGCCGCCGACTATACCGTTCAGCTCGTCTATCCAGCGAAGTATCTGACTGTCGGCAAGCGCAATCACCTCGTCATTTCTGCGAGCCTCATCAATCGGCAGAGTAAGCCGCCAACGCTCTTCCCGCAGTCTGCTGCTGTGCAGCTTATATATGTATTTCTGATATGTTAGATGTCTTCCTATATATGTCACCTCGTCTTATAAATTACGTAATCATCTTGACAGCGCAAAGCTATTCAGCCCATTCTTCCAAATACTGAAACCACTCTTCTCTGAATCTCTCGCGCCCCTGCTCAATAAGTATATCAATCTGTTCTTCCTCGTCTAAATCATCCATGAGCTCATCATGCGTGCATCCGTCTGATTTCTCACGATACCTTCTGCTGTTGTTCCAATCTCTCAATCGCATCGCCTCCTTCGTTTATAGAGTCCGTAGAAAATGAGTTAATCCAATTAACCAATATATTCCTCATTCGTTTGCTTGGTATATATAGATAAATCTCCTTGCCGTCCCGAATCGCACTCCGCCATATCCATTGTACCATAATAGACAGCGCATACATATCCTCGTCAACGTTAATGCCGTTCTGTTGATAGAAGGATTTGTCGGTCACGTTCATGAAGATGTTGGCGGCATACACCAGATGTGTCTTATCTCTGTAATCGTTTGTTGCTTTCAGATTGAATGGGAGCATTGAATTAGTATAGCCCTTACCCTTGAGCCTTCCGAATCCGCTCTTGTACGTTCCGCACATTCGCTCCGACTTTGGAATTCCTCTCCAGATGTTATTGAAACAGTTATATATATTCTTTCTTACCCGCTCCGTTTCGTTATCATCGTTCTTGACTCTGGTCATGGACAAGGCGAAACGCTCATCTCCGACACTATTCAGCTTTGACGAATCCAGAATATGGATCATGTTCTTTAGATTCGACACATACTCCGGAACATACCCCGGGTACGACGTAAATCTATAACCGGTCTCGGTCTCCGGATCTCTCGCCACTCCTATATACTCATAAGAGATATGATACATCTCCATCAAATGGTGTAGGCTCTGCGCCTCAAACAGATACGTCAGAACAAATACTCTTTTAAACGACGTTATAAGTTCGGGAGACAGCAGCCAATACAAGAACCTCTCCTTCTTCGATTGCTCCCCCGGCATCCGTATCAACCTTCTTGATTTAAACAGTCTGAACAAATCAGACAACGCTCCGGTCTTGTACTTATCGCATACGGCAACATAATCATCGCCCTCTAATTTAATGTAACCGGCGTCAACGGCTATTTGCAAGTCGTCCGAACGAAATTGGAAATTCTCCAGAACATCAACGTCCTCGTCTATTATCAAGGTATATCCAAGCTCTCTGATATTCTCAAGCACATCAGGTGTGTAGTTCTTGAAAGCTTGGTGGGTAGTGGCAATGTTTCGTCCCTCGGCAATTAGTGCCGCCGAGTGTTCAAATTTATGGAAGTGATACTTGGGCAGCTTACTGCTTGGTTCCACAAACCCGAGCCTCGGACACGCCAACTTAATTCTTTTTGCTTCATCGAGGTATGGGGTGATATAAATGAACCTCTCGTTTGGATGCTCATTCATATATGTTATTGCGCTCTGCGACTTGCCCGTACCCATGATCGCGTCACATATCTTTACATTAATCATACGCATTCCTCCTTGTTACAGTCCTCGTCATTAGGCAACCACCGCGTCGTACTCCACGATGTCGCTGTCCATAAGATAATTGTCTTCCGTCCTGCCGAGGTTCAGTTTCTTGTAAGCGTCCTCAATCTCTTCTTCTGTTATTCCAATATAATCCAAAGTCTGAGCGGGAGAGGCATGGTTGAATATCTTTTGAAGAAGCAGCAGCTTTCTATTATCGTTATTGGACATCATCATCTGATGATACCCGAACGTCTTCCTAAGAGTATGGGTTGAAATCTTTGCACTCAGATGCAGGTCTTGTCCAATGCCCTTAAGGATTCTGTCGATAGACTTGATGGTCAAAGGTTCATTCTTGTTGCAGCCTCTGTTGGATTCGCTTCTGAACATATAGTCGCTGAGTCTGACATCGGGAGTGTTCTCCAAGTACAGAGTAACAGCTTCGATTACAGCGTTGTTGATTGTAATGTACCTGTTTCTCTTTCTCTTCCTTGTGTTACGAGTTTTCTTCTCGAACACAGGGAAGCTGGTTCTGAACACAAGATTCTCATTTATAAGGTTGGAGAACCGAAGCACCCTCAGGTCGCTGACACGTAATCCAAAGTTGATACCTACAATGAAGAGCATATTGTCTCTGTACCGACCCTTGGCTTTAAGGTACGCCGAGATGCGGTTGATGTCACGAACGCTCTTGATTGGATCCGCTGCGTGCTCGGGTGCGAGCGGACAGGAACTGGACTCCGTTGCGGAAGCTATCAGCCCCGCTTTAAGCCTACGATTATTGTCTCGCTTAAGCATCAAGATGTCGATCACTCCCTTCGTATTAAATTTAGATTCCGGTTTTTTTGCCATGTCTTTTTTCATGATAATCTTCCTTCCTGTTAATAATTTGTTTATATTTAATTTATATTTGCCGCTTTACAACTTTTTTTACAACATCGAAGTGGTAAAATCATTTTTGAGCCCTTTAAACCTTAGTGCGACAATGGTTTTCCAAATGCCCTCTAAAAGAAAAATAGGTATAGTATATATTATTCTGTTATTAATAATTAATAATTAATATTTGGATATTTCTATGTAAAAGTAAATTATAAAATTAACTCTACTATCCAAAAATAAAAGCGGCAAAGCAGATTATTAAATTAACCTCACCATATATATTATATCAAAACCGGAATCGTAAGTCAAGCGATTTTCGCAATTATTATTCAAGAATATTGCACAATTTTTTTGTACAGCAGCTCTCGTTATTTGTTACATATTTTCTTGGCATCAACAACGGACGATTGAACTTCAAGCCACGGCTGCTGCGGACTTTGGTTGAACCGAAAGCTCCTATTTATAAGGAAGCGATAAAATGGAAGCGGGGAGAGGATGCGGTGAGATGAGAGAAAAATTCGTGGGTGAGAGGAGAGGTGACTACCGGATTCCCTGCGGATAGCAACGGCGAAAATACCATAACCGCCGGGCTATGACCTATTGTAGGATTTTCGGACATAGGAAACGGCAGCATTGAAAAAATTTAAAATTATTTTAAAAAAGTGCTTGACAAAATCGGGATTATATGATATAATTATCACATACCCAAAATCTTAATCCCGTTGTGAATTTCGATTTTTTGGATAAATAAAATAAATTCAGTGAAAAAAAAATCAGCGTGCACAACACATACACGCTGATAACATCACTGATAGAAAAGAGGATACTATGTATAATAGTAATAATAATAACAACTCAAACAACTTCAATAACAGTGATAACAATATTGTATCACAAAACAACGGTTCTGTCAAGCCGTTGGACAAAGAAACACAAAAATCCGGTAAAACCGCCTTTTCTGATTTACTCCGTAAATTTGAAAAGTCTTACATTAATCAGTCTATCGAGTATGCCGATTTATTACAAGAGGCTGCAGCGGCTATTACATACTCCGTTCTTAGAAAACTTGATAATACCACATGCAACAAAACAGTGCATGAATTAAGAAATCAGCTAAAACACGACTTACTAATTAGCAAAAGTGACAAGCTATTTAAAGACTCGTACAGTAATAGCATTGATTTAGTGCATACCGCCGTTGCCGGACTAATATCCGAAATTGAAGTAGCAAGCAACCACGGAGTCGACACCTCAAAACCCGGCTTTTTAGAGGTACAATACACCAAAAAAGTATTAAATGAAAAAATCCGTATACAACGGAGTGACAACAATAGCCTTTTTAAAGAGGTTGCAACCTCTATAATTCAAGAAATATACAGGATTATAAGGCGTGAAATAGCAAGCAATTCACACCCAAGAATACAGTCGTTTACATATGCTTATATTAGCGAAAAAGTTAACGACAGCGAGGGCAACGAGTATACAGTATACACTCGTTTGTTGAAGTACAGTGATATAATTAGTGAAGTAAGAGACTTCAACGGCAAATTCGTTGCATTGACAGCTGATAACAAGTCAAATGATACAATTCAATCAATGATTGAAAAATTAGAACTAACAGACAAACAAAAACAAATAGTTAGCCTCCGTTTGCGCGGCTATGGATATAAATCAATCAGTACTTACATAGGTATAAGTGAAAAGAGTGTAAGAGACAGGCTAAAACTAGTACAGAAAAAAGCGGTTGAAAAATTACAATTACCCTCTTACTTACTAGATAAATGCGAAGTAAAGAAAAAGTTATCAGATGAAAATAAAAAGGTTATACATTGTATGCGTGAAGAGGGGCATTCACTCCGTTTTATCGGATTGAAATTTAATGTATCCCCGTCCACAATTTTAAAAATCGAAAAGGAAAAGAACGAAAAGGAAAAGAACGAAAAGGAAAAGAACGAAAAGGAAAAGAACGAAAAGGAAAAGAACGAAAAGGAAAAGAACGAAAAGGAAAAGAACGAAAAGGAAAAGAACGAAAAGGAATAATAATAAGGGGCTGTAAAAAAGAGGGGCTGTAAAAAAGTCCCTTTTTTACAGCCCCTCTTTTTTCGCCGTGAACGACTCCTTGTGACAGAGTCGTTGACAGGGACGCAAGCCCCGCCGTGAACGACTCCTTGTGACAGAGTCGTTGACAGGGACGCAAGCCCCGCCGTGAACGACTCCTTGTGACAGAGTC